AATCCCTCAAACTATAATAAAAGATTATTTAACAGTTTTGCACCGGTACAAATTGTGGACCCATTTACTTGGGAAGGTTATAAAGAAACAACTCCTAACGCATTACCGGCTAGTAATAATTTAGTGTCATTAGCAAATTCCAAATCAAACTATCCTGACGCTTGGAAAGCTCTTGAAACGTATGTTGGGTTTTCTGAACTCTCAAGTTTAGAATATTCCAATTCAGGTTCTTATATTACGGATTTCTTTATTGATTTAAATGTTGCATTTAATGAGAACAACATTAAAAATCTTTATCCGATGATTAAGATTTACGCAACCCAAAAACTAACACAATACCAAAAAGACCCAACACCACCATCTTTACCTTCTACACCAACATTACCAAAAAATGTTTTGGAAATAGCATACTTAAAAAATGGTTATAGAGTTTTAGTATTTAAGCAGGGACCTAGAAGAGTTGCTCAATTAAGGGACGAGAATGACCAAGAGATTATTACTGGTCTACCTATATCATCAAGTATTTCTGATGTAAACAACAAACTTATAAAGGAAAGAATTGTTGATTACTTTGGATTTTTTTCTGAAAATCCTGATGACCCACAATTTATTGTGAATAAAGAAATTGCCCCGATTCCAGAATACACAGAGTCACCAAACCCTGAGGGTAAATGGTCATCAAACGCCTTATCTAATTCTGTCGATATCTATAATAGAAAAATTGAAGAATTTCAGAATAAAATTTTGGATTCTGTGTTTATTAAATTGAGAAATTCTTATGCTAATTTCACAATAGTCCCTGAGACCATTAAACAATCTGTTTTAGAAGGACCCCAACCTAAAGTGGATTTGTGGGGAACTTTTAAAGCAATTAATGATAAATGGATTGCAGGTAATGATTTTAAACAAAAAACTTTATTTGAAGATGTCTTACTATTAGATAGAGCGAGTAGAAATGTGGGCGACTTTGTTTTATGTGATATATACAAACTTAAAAGTAGATTAAAAACTGTTGAACCCATAATGGACATGCAAACTTTTGTAAATGCTATTTTGGAAGAAAATAACTTCGTGGTTATGAGTATACCGGGGTACATGAATTTTTATAATGTCCAAGAAGCTCAAAAGAATGCAAAACCTAAGTTAGACAACACTTCAATATTTGCAAATAATTTGTTTGGAACATTTTTAGAAGTAGATTACAGGGAGTCGTCAACTAAGATGGTTTGTTTTTATACCAATCAACCAAGTATGCATGTTGACGTAAAGGATAATGTTGATTACATGTTTAGAGATGATTCATTTGAAATAACAAGGTCTTCAAATAACCCGCTAGCAGAAAATCAAATAGATAAGAAAGATTGGGACAAATCAAATAAAGTTGTTGGTTTTACTGTTGACATAGGGCCACAAAATCAATCAATATTTCATGGATTTAATGTTAGTCAAGGAAATAGTCAAAGTACTGCAGAATCTTTAGAAGTTATTGAACAGATGGCAAATCAGGCAGGCAACCGAGCGGTCGGTACCCAAAATACATCTTTATATAATCTTTACAAAAATAGAAGTTATTCGTGTACAATTAGTATGATGGGTAATGCAATGATGCAACCAACTATGTACTTCAATCTAAGATATGTACCAATGTTTCATGGACCATATATGATTCTAAAAGTAACACACTCAATAAATCCTGGTAATTTTGAAACAATAGTGGAGGGTATTAGACAACCAACAGCATCTTTACCAAAAGTAGAACAGTTTTTAACTTTGTTGAAAACAAATTTATTAAACAGTATTGTTGAGGAAAGTAAGAGACAGAAAGAGGCTCAAGACAAAGCTCAGAAGACCGCAGACAACGCTAAAACAATATCACAACAATTAAATAATTTTGTCACAACCAACCCGTCAAGTAGTGCCTCGGCCAATCAATCGTGCTCTGCAAATACAAGTTATGCGAACTTTACAAAAGAACAGGCGGTTAGTAGAACCGCAACCGCTAATGAAGTTAAGAATAAAATAAAAGAATTGGTTGATGACATATCTCTCGGAGATGTTGATAAAAATAATCTTAAAATTATGGTATTTGTCTCAACTTATATCGCTTCCGCGGCACAACCTTCAGGATTTAAGGCGAATAATTATAATTTTATAGGTTTAGATTTGAATGAATATTGGGGAGATAATTACATAAATAAAACTTATTTCTGTTCTGGTGATAATGTACCTTATGCTTCTTTTGATAGTTTAAAAACTTCGTTGACATTTTTAGTTGAAAGATGGAAAGGAAGAATTGTTACCATGCCTAATAATCCTACTGAAGTTGAATACACTAAATTTTGGATTGAAAATTTTGCGGCTAACACTTCTGGTAGGGATGCTATCTATTCTAATTACGACCCATCACAGTTAAGTAGTTTGCAAAATGAAGTTAAGTCGGCAATAAGTTTATTTAACTCAACAAACTAATAATTTTTAATTTAGTAAGATATTTATAAATAAAAACACTATGACAACCAAAGATGCTTTAGATAGGTATTTAGGAAAAAATACTCGTATCACAGAAAAAGAAACCGGTAACGGATATAAAGAAGTTTGTGACTTAGATACTGGTGAATGTTACACCCTAAGAATGAAAGACGGTTTAATTGAACGCGTTGACAACACAATGAAACAGAATAAAAAAATTCAAGTTGAAACAACAACTGGGGTTAAACAACTTTTAAATGGTTAAAAAAATGAGAATAGATACAAAAATCTTAAATGAAATTGCAAGATATAGTCAAATAAACAGATATATCAACGAGCAAGACGCTCCTCCTCCACCACCACCTCCACCAGGAGACCCTGCAGCAGGTGGAGCACCACCTCCACCACCTCCACCAGGTGGACCAACATTACCACCCGCACCTGGAACAGACCCAACAGCAGAGGCGACTCCGGCACAACCTGTAGACACGGCAAATGACCCTGACGTTGAAAAAGTTGGTGGGGATAAGGAAAACAAAAAGGATATTGAGGTTACCGATTTAGTAAAATCACAAGAAAAGATTGAAAAAAAACAAGAAGAATATTTTGATAATTTATTCAAACATCTTGATGAATTAGAAGGTAAACTTGCCAATATGGACCAAATTGTTTCTAAGTTAAATGACTTGGAGGCGAAGGTTGAGAAATATAGACCTAAAACTCCTGAGGAAAAATTAGAACTTAGAAGTTTGGATTCGGGACCTTATAATCAGAAACTTTCACAATTTTTTGAAGATAAACAAGAAGACCTTGAAAAGTCAGGTAAAAATGAATATGTTTTAACTCAGGATGATGTTGAGGAATTCTCACCTATGGAGATTAAAAAGAGTTTTAGAGATTTTGAAGAAGACGGAGAACCGTCTTCGTTTAAAGAAGTCAAGTATTAAAAAAAGGGACTTCGGTCCCTTTTTAATTTGACAACACCACGGCTGACACTTATAATTTAGTAAACTTTTAAATTTTTATATAAAATGGCGACAAACACTTTAGATTCGGTTTTAGCTCAGTATGAGCAGTCAAAACAAGGTGGTTCATCTAACACCTCAAAAATGTCTCAAGATGAAAGAATGAAAAAATATTTCGCGGCAATTCTCAAAGACAGCGAAAAACAAGGTCAAAAGCGACTACGAATTCTCCCAACAAAAGACGGAAGTTCACCGTTCAAAGAAGTATGGTATCACGAAGTTCAAGTTGATGGTAAGTGGAATAAAATCTACGACCCAGGTAAGAACGACAATGAGCGTTCACCACTCACTGAAGTTTATGAAGAACTTATGTCCACAGGAAAAGAGGCGGATAAGGAGCTTGCAAAACAATACAAACCTCGTAAGTTCTATATTGTAAAAGTTATTGACCGAGATAACGAACAGGACGGAGTTAAGTTCTGGCGTTTTAAACACAACTACAAGAATGAAGGTATTCTTGACAAAATCATCCCAATTTGGAGAGCTAAGGGTGATATCACAGACCCTGAAAAAGGTCGTGACATCATTCTTGAAATGACTAAGGCGAAAACTCCAAAAGGAGCAACTTACACCGTGATTCAAACAATCATGTATGATGACCCAACTCCCGTTCATGAAGATAAGGAAACCGCAGATTCGTGGGTAAAAGATGAGCTTAGTTGGTCGGATGTGTATTCTAAGAAACCTGTTGAATACTTGGAAGCAATTGCTCGTGGTGAAACTCCTCGTTGGGACTCTGATGCTGGTAAATATGTTTACGGTAATTCAGAAGAAACAACAATGTCTATGGGTGGAAGTTCTTACACTGACCCTCAGGCTGAGTCAGACCCCGATGACGAAATGCCATTCTAATTTATACGCATGGACACTATCTTAAAAATGGTGTCCATGCTTTTTAATTTTAAAATTTATTAAAAACATGACAATAGCAGAAAAACTTTATTCGGCTCTCATCAAGAAGTATGAAGCCGACATTGCAGAGGCTGAGGCCGAAATTTTAATTTATCTTTCTAATCCTGTTGGAATTGGAGAACATCCACAACATATTGAAGAAATGGATAAATTTGTTGAAAAACTTGCAAACGCAAAAGACAAGTTGGAGACATTACAATTGATGGTAAAAATTAATAACAATGGCAATTAAGAAAAAAGAAATTGGGCTTGAATCAATCAAATCCAAATTCTCAACCTCAGCAAAATACAAACCACAAAGGTATTTTGATTTGGGAACTGAATTTTTGGATGCGGTTGGACTTCCAGGACCCGCAATAGGACATATCAATATGTTCTTGGGTCATTCTGATACAGGTAAAACAACCGCTCTTGTTAAGGCGGCAGTTGACGCTCAGAAGAAAGGAATTCTACCTGTATTCATCATTACCGAGCAAAAGTGGTCATTTGACCATGCTCGTATTATGGGATTTCAGTGCGAAGAAGTCGTTGATGAGACAACAGGTGAGATTGATTGGGATGGGTTCTATCTATTCAATAATAATTTTGATTATATTGAACAGATTACAGAATACATCAATTCATTATTAGATGCTCAAGAAAAAGGTGAATTAGATTACAGTTTGTTATTCCTTTGGGATTCTGTTGGTTCAGTCCCATGTAAGATGACATTTGAAGGTAAGGGTGGAAAGCAACATAACGCTTCAGTACTTGCTGACAAGATTGGTATGGGTATTAATCAAAGAATTTCAGGTAGTCGTAAAGCTGACTCAAAATTTGAAAACACACTTGTGATTGTTAATCAACCTTGGGTTGAATTACCTGATAATCCGTTTGGTCAACCAAAGATTAAAGCAAAAGGTGGAGAAGCGATTTGGTTAAACTCATCTTTGGTATTTTTGTTTGGTAATCAAAAAGGTGCTGGCACTACAAAGATTACGGCAACAAAAGACAAGAGAACTGTTAAATTTGCCACAAGAACCAAAGTTTCTGTGTTGAAAAATCACATCAACGGACTTGGTTATGAAGATGGTAAAATTATAGTTACACCACATGGATTTATGGCGGGTAAAGAACCCGCAGAAGAAAAGGCATCTATTGAGTCATACAAAAAAGAACATGCTGAATATTGGAAAGATGTTCTTGGTGTTGTAGATTTGGATTTTGATTTGAAAGAAGAAGTTGAACAATAATAAACTTACTTGTGACCAAAACATTATTAATTGACGGTAACAATTTACTTAAAATTGGATTTCACGGAGTAAGAGATTTCTTTCACGAAGGAAGGCATGTCGGGGGTATTTGGCATTTTCTGAATACCACCCGACGCTTTATTGAAGAAGAAAATTTTGATAAGGTCGTTGTGTTTTGGGATGGGGAAGGTAGTTCATCCGCTCGTAAATTAATTTATCCCCAATACAAAGAAAATCGTAGACCGCTTCCCCAAGATTTTAAAGAAGAATCACTTTACGAACAAAAATCAAGGATTAAACAATACCTTGAAGAAATGTTTATTCGTCAAGTTGATATTAACGGAAATGAGGCTGATGATTTAATTGCTTACTATTGTCAAATTGCAAATGATGAGATTATAACCATTTTCTCGGCGGATAGAGACCTGACTCAGTTAATATCAGATAACGTCTCAATATACTCACCTAATACAAAATTCACATACAAAAAAGGTGACTACATCAGATT